CATCCCAGAATTTAGTCCTTGGATCTATAAGAGTAAACCCTAAACCCTAAACCATACCCTAAGCTAACCTTTAGGGTAAGCTGATGTAGAGGCTTCGTCCCAGGCTCTTCTAGACTTGCCTGCTCCAGTTGCTCCCCAATACACAACAACTTCTCGTTGGACACCAACCGGTTCTTGATAGTCCGAATGTATCTTTCGGAGGTTGCTGTAATGGCGAACAAGGATGTCGCTCGGGATAAGCTCCAACCGTCCACGTTTAGCATTGTTGACCACGGCATCCCAATCTGCTTGACTGTTGCGCTTGAAAGCCAATTGACCAAGTTCGAACTGTGTTCCGTCGACTCTTGTGTCATCCTTCCAGACGTAGTCGTTGGCAGCAGAGGAACGGGAGAGCTCAGCATGAGCGGTGTCTCCAAAGCATTGCTTGACCACCCCGAGTCGACACTTGCGTTGAAAGGAGACCAAGATCTGCCAATGGAGGTAACCACCGGCACCTCGTTCAAGTTGTCCACGAATATACTGGCAGGCATGTGGGAGGAAAGGTAAGAAATCGGCATGAGGTATGGTAAGGATCCAATAAACACCTTGGGACATGAACTGGGAAGAGTAGCGAAGCGGGAAGCCGTAGTATTACTTACAGAACGGCTTCCCAAATCCCAGTTTACTTATAGAATACACTGACAATGTAAGAGAGTACGAGTTTTGCACCAATTGTTTAGGAGGCGTAAGAGGCGTAGGTTCGGCCCGAAGTTCGGCCCGAGACCGGCCCGAGACCGCGTGGCTGTCAAAACTGTCAAACCATCCCTGAAATGTCAAAAGTGTCAAAGGTGGCTAAATTGTCAAACCTGTCAATGTCACTCTTCATTCCTTAATGTTTAAGCGCAGAAATTCTAATGGTTCCAACTCTTCGAAGAAGAGACGACGAGCAAGTTTCGATTCTGCTATTGGTCGTTCTCCTGCTATTGCTCAACGCAGCGTCTCTCGCAGGGCTGTGGGCGCTCTTGCCAACCTTGCCCTGAGTGCAACCCCTGGAAATGTCCAACGTGGTGTCCGAATTGCTCAAAAAGCCTACAAGTACTATAAAACTTATAAGAAAGGCCGCGCAGCCCCTTCATTCCGTGGCGGAAAACGCGGTGCATCAATGAGTCAATCGAAAGGAATTTTCAGTGACGAAGTACCTAACAAAACCAAGCTAGACAAAATGGCAAAAAATGGTGTGGTCATTTCACTTGAGAATGGACATGTACATTCTGATGGTCGCTCTGCTACCTATTTGGCCCATAGCACTTTACCTGGATTAGCAGTATTTCGTGCTTGCGTAGCGTCGTTAATTAAGAAAATATTCGTTATGGCCGGATATCAAATTAAGAATTTTGAAGAAGCTTTGCTTGCTAGTTCAGATTATCAATCTATTTTGCGATTGTCGTACAAGAAACGAGACGACACGGATTTGTTGGTACATGATTTTACGATTGTAACTGGTGTATCTGCTACAACGTTGCAAAGCCTTACCCGAGATGTTGAAATATTCTTTGAAAGCAAGCAGGCAACTAATACTGTACCATTGGTTATGCTTAAATTTGCCTTGTATCAAGATATTGGAGTTCTATCAACTGCTAAAGTTTTGGCTACGGAATTGGATTTAACCAATTGTCGATTTGACGTTTACTCTAAGAGTCGATTTAAGATTCAAAATCGTACAGTTAATAGCGCAACGAGCGATGAAGCTGATAATGTTGATAACGTACCAATTGATGGAAAATATTATGAAGTGAATAGTAATGGAACTATGTTTCGTGATTATAGTACTCAAGTTGCTACTGGAACAGTTACTGCTGCCTTAACCACCAGTATCATTTATGGAACGTTGCGTATGGATCCATTGCCACCAAGTACTGGAACCAATATGTACAAAGAAGTACCACTTAGCTCACAAATCGTTGGATGTAAAAAGACTGGAAAAGCCCACCTTGATCCCGGTGACATCAAAACTAGTGTCATGACTGACACTTTGGAGATTTCCTTGAATCAACTTATTCAGAAAGTTTATTATGGATCAGATATTGCATTTGATTTGTTCAAGCAAATTTGGTTTGGAAAAACCAGAATCTTTTGTTTTGAAAAGATGATTGATGCAGTTGCAACTACCTCTGATAATGCATTTAAAGTTGCATATGAACATGATTTAGACATTGGTGCTATATGCAATGTGAAGAAAGAAAATCACACAGCACCACGTATTGAAAGTTTGAAGGGTTCATGCTAAACCCTAACCCTAAGCGGGCCGATAGCCGGCGGCCGCCGATCCGGCCACCCGGCGTGGTCCAGCGTAAACCGAACATGGTTGAATCAAACAGTCGCATACCTATAAAGCGCCCCGCCCGACGTTAGTAATAGATAATTTAATTGAAATGTGTTATATTTAAACGGCGTCGCAAAGCAGCCTTTGTTTCCACATCCAATTCAGGGTACCAGTCATCTGGAGACAAGTTGCTGGTGATCCAAATCTTGGTAGCACTTAGAACAGTACTTGATCCTTTGAGTTCCACAATGACGGGATATCGGTCACACCATCGTAATAGGTGAGCGATATCGATTCCACCACGGAACTCGTCAACCACAACGTGTTCCTGACCTCGATACCCATCCCAGAATTTAGTCCTTGGATCTATAAGAGTAAACCCTAAACCCTAAACCATACCCTAAGCTAACCTTTAGGGTAAGCTGATGTAGAGGCTTCGTCCCAGGCTCTTCTAGACTTGCCT